AGTTGGGATTTTACTTACAAGAAGTACATAATTTTCAAGTGCTGTACGATTATTGATAAGTTCCTGTAAATCAATATCATCAAGTATCAACTCAAATAAAGGTAGAAAGAATGGAAGAGGAGCATAGAACTCATCATCTGGACACGCAGTTAAACAAAATACAGAATTAGGATCTAGTCTATACCATTCATAATCACGACCATTGTTTTTATAATCTTCATATCCTTTAATGTGTTGTTCAGACCATGTACCAACTCCATCATTATTTACACCATAGATATAGTTTTTATTATCATTCTTATCAAAATAGGCAGCATCAAAATAAACAATCCACTGATTATCTTGTGTCTTACCGTAAATACGACAATACTGAACATCTAATGGCATCCATATTTTTCCGTCTTTATCAGAGTCGTATAATTCCCAAACAGTGAATCCATCTCTTAAAGCCATATACATTTGTGAATATGAATCTTTAGCTAATTCAAACTTAAAGAAGTTTTTTAATAAGTTCTGATAATTTTTAATGGATTTAGTTGAATCAATTTCTTTTGTGAAATCATTTAACTGAGTGATATTATAATAGAAAAGAGGCATTGACGGATAATACATAAGAAGTTTCTTATAAAGCATTGAATATCTATACAAGAATCGTGATATTTCTCTAAGATTATCCTGACTGTTATTTGGCGAGCTGATATAATTTCGAAGTAATTCTTTGGTATAAGTAGTAAATGTTTTTGTAAAAGTTTTACCTACATTCCTCTGCAACAATTCCTGAAACTTTGCAAAATTTATTTTTTGCGCTCGTTTACGTTCTACTTCATAACCAGACTCATCAGTTTTTGTGTAGACCTTCTGAACAATAGGTTGTTTTGTATTTTTTGTATTACTCAAATTATGTGATATACCTCCTTTCTTAAAATCTTGTTACTTTCTTTGGTGCTCGTACAGAGAAGAGCTTTGTTATGTCGGATGGGGATTGGGTGCGCTTTTTCTGCTTTAATCTAATCTGATCAACTACGTAGTAGTTATACTCAAGACTACTATAACGGTCTTTACGCATACCAGATTTCTCTTTGACTTTAATAAGACCATTAACTACATCATGATCCAAATTTATTAATTCTTCAATTAGAGCAGATGTTTGATAGTATGGAAGTTTTAATTGTATCTTCATATTGTCGGATAATTTGTTATATCCTTTTATTACATTAGACCATCTATCTTCCATATCTGTCTCACTCATAAGTAGATTGATATATCCATTCTGTAATGCTGCACGTAATGCGAGACACATATCATTATTTTGTTTTGCACTTGCTTTAATAGCATAAACACATTTATTAGCATCTTTCACTTTACATCTTGAAGCAAGATCATCATTATTTATAACAGTCATTGCTTTATATGTACATCCGTATAGAGGATCATATCTATCTTGCATACAAAAATCTAAAATTGCTTGTCCAATACCTGAGCAGTCAAGACCTAAATAATCCATATCATATTGATAAAAATATCTCATCATACGCAGTCCAAGTTCTTCAGTTAATAAACCTTCCTTTGTATCTATATGAGATATATTACTAATTGGGTAGTTATCATTTGAAAATATGCATTGATTTATTATGAATGCAGAAGCATCATTGTCATGTTTTTTTGAAGCCAATAATGCTACATCAACAGAAAGAATTCTTTTTTCATTTATTTGTTTTTTTGGTATTTGAGAACCTGCTTCTTTATAAAATTCTAGTGGATGTAAACTGTCTTGTAGAATACGTTGTTTATTTAATATATTAAAATTAAATAGCGCATCAGCAGAAGAACCATAGAATTTTCCTTCATACTCCATCATAAATGAGATGTCGTTAAAATCTGGATCTGCCATAACATTTTCTATTGTTTCACGCATCATAATATTAGATGCAATAGATAATTGATAAGGAAGATCACATGCAAAGAATTTAGAATCATCTTTTAACATATTTATAGTATAGCCTTTAAGCATAGAGTATAATTCGCTTTGGCGATACCACGCTGAACTTAAAAACAATTTTTGTCCTACTTCAGCGAGATGAGCATATTCAGGCTTACTTAAGTATCCAGGAGATCGTGGGGCATTTAACATTGGTACAAAAATATCATCAATAATATGCTTTGGAACAAGTCTGCTTTCGTCAATTCATATGTTATCTTAATAGTTTTTTATCTATTAATTCTTATAATTTCTTATAAGTTCAGCATACATTTTCACCCTCGTTTAACGTTAGGAGAGTAACTTTTTACTCTGATTATTCTATAAATAATCGTGTTGGGCACTCGTGGTAGGATTATATTTATTCACCTACTATGCGTTACAATACTTATTTACCTTTCGCAATTAAATAAGTTATCTCGGTATTAGCATATTAAATAACAACGTAGCTTTCACCGATTTTGTCCAATTACAACTATATATTTCTATATAGCCAGACAATTGTTTATCAAAACGTTACATCTTGCTCCTCTGGCATTTTCATTTGCCACCCTACAAACCAGAAACGAACCATTTTTAAACCATACACCACAGTCATTTTGACCAGTGCTAGTTCGTTCTATTTCCATTCTTAACATAGCCGATCTATGCATAAAATCATCGGTTATCTTGCCTACCAATTCTTTACTTTGTTTGAAAGTTGCAGAACTTACAACTATTTTTGTACCTGGATATAAAATACACTTTATTACTGAAAACAGGGCTACCAAGAAAGTCTTTCCAATTCCTCTACAAGCAATAAAGCAAAATGAATCAGAATGTACCATCGCCCAAATTAAAATTTTTTGAAAAGTTTTGAGAAAATTAGGAGTATCTGGAAATAAATAATCACTACAGAAACGATGTGGATTAGCTCGATAATAGGATGCTCTTTGAGCAACCGTATTCATAATCCTGCTAGTACGATCTTCTTTAATCTGTTTATCTGTTAATTTTTTACCCATAAGCATTTAGACCTCATCTTTTCCAAATACTTTTTCATACATAGTTTCATCTACAGAATCATCGTCATCTATGTTTTGAGGTCGTTCTACAGAATATTGTTTGACATATTCATCGTATTCCTGCGAATAACCACCATCCAAACCTAAAGCTCGCATTAAACTTCCTTTAAACCATACTCTTAAAAATTTACCGATATTATCAGGATCAGCAAATTCACCTTGAGCTTCTGGCACAGGTGACTCCAACTCCCATTTTTCGATGAGCTGTCCAAAAGTAAGACTGTCAGTCGCCGCATTACCAACATTCTGACGTGGTTGGAGGTTTGCACCATTCATGAGGTCGTTCAATGACTTTACTAATTTATCAGTATCTTTTCCTACTTTCTGTGCCTTCCAAATCTCTAACTGTTTAAAACAAATCTGTATGATGTAAGTTTGCTGACTCTTACTATTAACTTCTGTTCTTGAGCACCAATCGTCATATTGGTCTTGTAAATACAAATAGTCCTCTGATGTAAAACCAGATCCAAATATTTTAATAATTTCTTTTCTAGGTGTTCTTTTAGAAGTAAGTTGTAATGTTTGTTCGTCCTCATCCGAAAATACAGAATCAGCGAAAGTAAGACCTCTCCAATTTTGATTTCCTAATGATCTAACCATTACAATAAGCTGTTGTGCGGCAGTACCACGCAATTTTTCGTTTACTCCTTCAGACAAACTTTCAATCTGAGCGTTATAATCCTTTTCATTAAAATACCAATTAAGTTGTCTAAATGTATCTATTGTCTTTTGTCTATCGTCAATACGAGTTCCATCATCTGAAAATGAAGTACACATATCAAGTATGCATTCTTTACATGCAAAACGTTCAATCTTATCTACAGAATTATTAGAACCATAAAAACATCTGACCGACTTCCATTTCCCACAATGAGGACAATATATATAGTCACCATTGAGAATATGATTGTAATCTATGGCTAACTCATGGTAAGCCTGTTTTACTGCATTTACACTAAGACGCTTAATATCCTCATCTGTTTTTGCTTGTTTTAAATTAGCCAAAGTATCACCTTCTTCCTTTTTATCCAAATAAATTAAGCACTTAGCTGTAAGCCAAGTGCTTTTCTCATAATATCTTCAATTTTCTCTATGTCATAATACCAAATTTCCAATAAATCAATATTATGTAATTTTGAATAATCACGCTTCCGATTATCATGTTCTTGTTGTATTTTAAACTGTTCTTTTCCACCAAAATATTTAATAGGTTTTTCATGCTGTTTTCCTTGAAATTCTATTAACAAATTATATTTTGGTAAATAAAAGTCATATGTTAAAACTCTTCCTTTTGTTCCTTTTAGATCTTCAAAGAATTTTTGCGGAATATATTCTATTGAATTATCATCAAGAAATTGTTTAATTTTATTTTCTCCAAGTGAACTTGTGCAATGTCTACATCCATGACCACTTGTTAAATGAGATGGTTTCATATAAAATATACCATTACATAACAAACATCTACATTTCATTTTAGTTGTACTATCAATATAATCATCAATAATTTCTATATCTGGATTAATTTTATGGATTCTTTCAATAAACTCTTCTGTTGTAGGAATTAAATTTCCATTACACTTAGGACAACCAGTTCTATATTTTGATGTTTTGGTAACTAAGTGAAAGGGAGATACTTCCCATTCATGATTACAAATTTTACATTTAAATCGTGCATGTTCATGCATTGATTTATATTTAGAAATTAATTCTATGCTAGGATTATACTTTTCTAACATTTCAATAAAATCAGTTTCTGTCTTTTTTATATGATTTGTACACATAGGACATCCAGTTCCATTCATAACTCTATATGGCTCGCTTTCCCACACATATCCATCTTTCATACATTGAAATTTGATTTTTGTTTTTGCATTAACATATTTCTCTAATGCGATAATATTTCCATTATGAGTTTCATTTAGTTTTGACAAAAAATATTCATTTGTATATCTCGTAGCAGACGATCTTTTAGCAATTCCACATTTT